TTGGCTGTTTACATTCAACTCCAAAATAATAAGTGTCTTTGTAGTTTAGTAAAATATCTATTCTACCATTTTTGCATTTGCTCCAAACTTCTAAGTTAACTTTAAAATGTTTACTGAAAGTGTAAGCAACCACATCTACAAAATCTTGTTCTGTTTTGTATTTATTTTTCTCCATAATTTCTCATTTCTTCAATTTGTTCTGCCACTGATTTATATTTTATTGTTTCAGGTTTAATTTTATTTTCATCAGTAAACCAAACTGATTGAGCTTTTTGTTTCCAGTTTATTACTTTTTTTCCATTACTATCTTTCCAATCTGATACAGAATAAAAATCAAAAAACTTTTTTGCTGATTCTTTACTATATCCTTTTTCTTTAAAATAATCTATAATTTCATTTTCATTTACATTTTCCATATGAGAGGTCATATGACCTTTCTTATGACCTACTTTTTTAGTCTTTTTTTCAGTATGTTGATTTATGCCTTTTATATTGTTTCTCCTTGATTCAGTAAAGGCTTTACGCTTTTGTTTCTCTTCTTCTAACCGAATATTATAGTATAATCCATTTTCATCTTTAACAAATTTATGTTCAATTGAAGACCAAAGTTGACCAACCATACGACCTATCATATGTGAGGTCATATGACCTTGATTAAATTGTGTCATTAATAATTCAAAATATGCACCTTTTTCCTCAAAGGTCATTCCTAATGTTCCACTTATCCAATCTGAAGGATAAAAAAGGAAAGCTGGGTCTTTAGCCATTTTTATTCTGTATTAAGTTTATAATATCTTGTAAATCATTTACAAATTCTTTAGCTTGCTCTAACTGTAAAATAATGTTTGTTCTTTCTCCTGTTCTATGTTGAACTAAAAAAACTATCTCATGGTAAATATTATCGTAAATAGATATTTCAGTTCCAGTAATTGAATCGTAAGTTTTCATTGTTTTGTAAATTAAAAAACCCCTAAATGTTCAGTTGGTTTACGAAACCATGCAGCATCAACTCTGCACCTGAACACTTAGAGGCTAAATGTTTTATTGTTGATGTATGTCTTAAAATCGGTCGTTACTCCGATAGTGCAAATATACTAAATTAATTTTAATTGTGCAACATGATTGTTAATTCTTTTTATTGCCTTATCAAAGTATTCTTTATCTAATTCACAAGCGGTTAATTCAAATCCGTAATCGTGACAGGCTATTGCAATACTTCCACTACCTAAGTGAGTGTCAAGTATTTTATCGTTTGGCTTAGCGTATTTGTCTAAAATCCATTTGTAAAGTTCAACAGGTTTTTGTGTTGGATGTATTGTTTTATCTGTTTTATTTCTACCCTTAATTCCATTGGCTAAACCATTCCATGCCCAATAAAAACGTTTTGCTGGTATATCAAAGCTGCTCCAAGCTAACTCCCCATCTGAATACGTTTCTACACTTGGGTCTTTATCCCAAAAAATAAAACTTTTACAGCTTTTTTTCCATAAATAAGGAAAATAATTACCTCCCCAAATGATTTGATTTTTACTAACTCTAATAACTTCTTTAAAGTATTCATCATTAGGAATTGAAACATCCCAACTTTTAATTTTTGTATCTCTAATTTTATTATCAAATCCAATCCCATAAGGCGGATCTACAATAGCTAAATCAAAATACTTATCAGGATAACGTGCCATTAGCTCCATGTTATCTTCATTAGTAATTTCTATTTTATCCGTTACTTTCATGATTCCAAACCTTTGTAAAATTCTTCACGCATTGTTGAGTTCATAGTATGATAAATATCCCCAATTTTATCTAAATACTCAACATCTGTTATATTTCTTTTTTCAAGTTCTTCAACTATTTTGAATCCTTGTTTTTGCCATAGATTAAAATCAGCTTTCATTTTATGTTTGAATTTACCAGTTAATTGTGTTGATTGCTCAACTGTTGATTTGAATAAACCAATTAGAAGATGTGATTCAAATTCTACTTTTGCCTGTTCAGTTGTTAGTGCTTTTTCCATGATTATAATTTTTCTATTTTATAGCCTACAAAATCTTTAATTTCATTTTCAGGATCAAGTTGAAATCCATCTTGAACAAAGATTTTTTTAATAATTTTTATTTCTTCTATTTTACCATAACACCATGTGCCACCTTCGGGTTCCATGTTATCTTCTAACCATATTCTTATTTTGTCTCCGTCTTTATAATTTTCCATGTTCTTTGATTTTTAATTTGTAAATTTTAATTAGTTCTTTAATTTCATCTAATGTTAGTTTAAGCGCATCCCCTCTTTTATTCATTAGTCTATTGTAAGCATCATTGCCTATTCTTAAAGGTAATCTTAACCCGTATTCAATTTGATTGCCATGCTGATGCTGATTGCAGTAAACACATTGCCCATGTACGTTATCTTCATTGAACCTTAAGTTTGGATAACTGCCAACACTAAGAAAATGTCCAGCATCAAATTTACTTGTTAATGGTCTTTCACATGAAATACATGGTTTATCTGCATCTCTTAATCGAATATACTTATTAAACACTATTTGAAGTAAACTAAGCCATTCTGTGCGAGTTCTGGTATTCTCAATCATTACCTTTTTCTTTTCCTTCCATACCTTAGTTTCTGCTAATTTAGCTGCACATTTAGCACCGCAAACAACTTGAGTGGTTTTAAAAGGAGTGAAGTTTCCACCACACTCCTTGCACTTTTTATTTTTAACCTTTCTTTCCATTAAAAGATTCAAAATATTGATTAAATAGTTCCCTTGCTGCTATTACTTTTTCTTTCATTTTATCGTGTATTTCTTCATTGGCATTTACTCGGTAAATAAATAATCCTAAGTCTGAAATAATACGAGGATCAAAAGAAACGAAATCACACCACTTGCGACCGCTTAAAAGCATGTAGCATTGCATTTGATAATAGTATTCAGGCTGTTCACTCAAAAATGTTTCATCATTGGTTATAAAGCAATGTTTTAAGTGATTTGCACCATTGAACGGACATTTAACTTCAATTAACCCATCTTCACCTACTAAGCCATCAGGACTACCTGTTAAGCCTTCTATTTCATTTGAATAAAGCATTAAGCTATCTTTTACTTCATTGCCAGTTACAGAAGTGTAAAATTTTTTAGCAGTTGGCTCGTGTTCGTTTCCCCATTCAGTTGCAAAATTATTTATCCCTTGCTTAACTTCACCGCTTAATTTTTCCCATACTTTTTCGAGAATATAAGTTTCTGCTGTTTTAGATAGCACGTCCTTTTTAGAACGCGCTTCAGTCATTAGCTTCCAGATTTCACTCCCGGTGAAATTACCTTGTCGATTAATAAACCATTCAGGCGAATATATTTCTATTGTGCTTTCCATAATTTATTTTTAATTTATTTTTTTTTGAACTGGTTACAAATTGTAACCTTTTTAAATTGATTTTAAAAGTTTTACCTCAACATCATTACTTACCTCATATTTTGACTTTATAGCATCTATTGAGCCACCTTTCATTAAATACTCAACCGCTTTGCCAAAGTGTTCTGTATCGGCTTTTAAAATAGGTTTACTTGGCTTTGTTTGTTCTCCAGCCGCATCAGTATCTTTGTCGGTAACAATACCCAAAACACTGCTCAAACAGTACCTTCTTAAATAACTTATGGCAGAACCCATTACTTGGAATTCATTCATGCCTTTAAGCAATACACCTTGAGGTATTTCTATAACAGATTCAATTGTTTCCCCTGTTTCTGTATGAAATACAATTGTCTTTACACAATTACCCATTATCGGCTGGGTAAAACCTAAATTGTGCTTTTGTAATAATGGATTGATTTTGTCAAAGATAGTTGGAAGGTCCGCATAAGAATATCCGTAACCTTTTGTTTCTTTGTGGATTACTGGCACTTCTTGTTGGAATGCTGCTAAGCTTTTAAATAAACTTTGATGTTCTTTTTTTGTTTCGTTCGTTTTCATGTTCTTTGTTTTTATTGGTTAATTAAAATAAGTCATCGTGTGAATCAATACGGAAGTCATTTGGCATAAAGCTACTATCACTTTGTTTTATATTGTTCTTTGCTGTATAAGTAGCGTCTGCATTGTTTTTAATAAATGGTTCTTGGAATGCTGCACTAAAGTACTGAGTACCTTTTTGTGAAGTCTTAACCCACAATGAAATTTCCATGATTTTACCATTTACATTTACGTTACCTTTCCAGTCAGGTTGTTTCTCGTTTGTCTTTTTAGCATTCTTAAAGATTGCTCCGCTGTTTAATTTAGTTTCCATGTTTCTGTTTTTTATTAGTTATTGTAAATTGTTTGTAGTTACTCTTTGTTTTCTCATTTCTTAACCACTGTTCATTAACTGAATAACCTAATTTGCGGATCATTGCAATTAGCTTGTGAAGATTAAGAGTTCCTTGATTGCATTCTTTTTTTGTAATGGCGTACGCATTTGAACCATTTACTGCAATGCCACTTAGTAAGGCATCTAAGACAGCTTGTTTCTGTGTTTTTTTCATAGTTATAAACTTTTTACAAATATAATAATAATTAAATTTAAAGCAAATTATAAGACAAATAATTATCAGTTAAAATATCCATTTGTTTTTTTAGTGAAATATATTTATCAGTTAACTCAAAATTGATATCTTCTTCAACATTTGCAAGTTTCTCACAGACTTCAATTAACTCTTTTTCTATTTCAGATATTCTAATTAACCTATTGATTTGAACTTTTGGAATATTTTCCATGTACATTTTAGTTTCCATACTTTGCAGTTTTTTGTTTATAAAATTCGTTAATTAGATCCAGTAAATCATCACTACATTCACCTGACTTAAAAGCCTTGTGGATAGTTACAAGGCTAAATTTCTTTCCTTTTTTATCGGCAAACCTTTTTAGCTTAGTTTGGTCTCCGAATGAGTAGTACTCGTTCATTATTTCTTGGATGTGTTTGGGTATTTTCATATTGTCTTATATAGTTTATTTAATTCTTTATCAAGACTTGCTATGAAGTCAAGCTCGTACTGGTTCATGCTTTGCTTTATTATATGGCTTCCTATCCTATCACATTTATCATTTAAGAAGTTTAATGCGAATGTGGTGTAGTCCTTATTAATAAACATTTCCAAATACCATAAGCCCAAATCTGCAGTAGTATTGTTAGCTTTGTTGTATTCGTCCAACTTATCATAAATATAGGACTCCCAGTAGTTTAGTTCATCATTTAACATGGCTGTTCAGTTTTGACATTAATAATATGTAAGTATGGTTAAATTCTTGCTCAGTGATTTGGTCATAACTTAACGGGTATTGCATTAAGTAATTATTTACTGAAATTGAATAATCATCTTCGCCTACAAATAAAACAATAGATTTGTTTTCATTCAGCATGTAGTAGTGGTGTTTGTCTTTTGTAAATAAAGGTAAGTTTACTTCAACCTCTACTTTTTCTTTGCGTTCAATTGTTACTTTCATGTTTTTTGATTTTTAGTTGTTATTTTTATAGTTGATTTGATAAATAATTAATTACTCCAATGTTTTCTAAATTATCAATAATAGCATATTGAAAAGAAATATCAGAGAATTCACTTTCTAAATATTTTTCTATTTGCATTTCTGTCATTCCTATTTCATCTGTAAATATAAATAATGCCTTATCTCCATTATTGTTTTCATCCCAGTTGTAAGCCTTTGGTAAATGGTTACTTACTCTTACTGTTATATCATCTATTTTATAATAATAAGAAGCTTTGTAAACTAAATTTGAAGGGTTAATTTTTTCTATTATTTCGTGCGCTTTCATAATTCTTTGTTTTTAATTATAAAGCAAATTTAAAGTAAAAATCAATCACTTTTACATTCATGGATAAAAAAAAGCAACTATTTTTTATAATAATTGCTAACTACTTGAAAATCAATAGTAAAATTTTACTTAATCAGTTTGTCGATTTGTGTTTGTTTTTGTGCAGAACCTTGAGAACTTCCAAAATAGTAACTTACAATTTGAGTACATACTGCTGATAATACACCTAACACATAAATAATGATGTCTTTCTCATTACCTACTTGCTTAAACATTAATACGTAAAACAATATAAATGTCAATAGAACAACTATTAAAGCCAAAACGGGTGTAACTATCTTATTTATTAATGGAGCTTTCTCCGCTGTTGCTATTTGTATTTCACGATTACGTGCGCTATCCATTTCTTTTTGGTACACTTCTAACTGTTTAGTAGCTTCTTGTTCCATTACTTCTAAATGGCTATTTAAAACCTTTTGAAGTTCTAAGTTAGCAGCATCTTTTTCTTCTTTAGTCTGAACAAATTTGTCAACTACATTGGCCACCGATTCAACTACTTGGCCAGCACCACCTGAAAATATTTTATTTAAAAAGTTTGGCATAAAAAATATTATTATATTTGCACATCGTTCTTTTCATAAACTAATATTCTTTGAACAACGAAGCCCTTAGTAATGAGGGCTTTTTTGATTTAAATAATTTCTAAAGTGTGTTTTTT